AAGGGCATTCCTGCGCCATCTAAACGATGGCAGGGTTGGTAGACGGAACCGCAGGGTTACTGTACGGTTACTACTGGCGCGTCCCCCAAGGGACGCTTGCCGTTTAATTCGCCTCACGGCTCATATTTTACTGACTAGTAAGAGTGTCGCCTCTGCGACACGCCGTATTGATGTTACAATATTTCTATGAATTGTGGAACACCATCAGGTTATCGGTCTCATTTAAGATTAAAGACTCAGCCTTGTACTGAATGTAAGGCTGCTAATGCTCAACGTCGTAGAGAGTACTACGCTAGTAATCCTAAGAAGGTTTATGAAATCAATAGACGCTGGGCATCTAGTAATCCAGACAAGGTTAAGGGTTACAGCAGGCGTATGGCATCCAAGCGCAAGGCACTCAAGAAGTCTAATGGCCACGCCCCGTACACGGATCAAGAAGTATTTGAAACCTATGGAAAAAACTGCCATATCTGCCTAGAACCAATAGATTTCAACGCGCCTAGACAAGCCTACATTGCAGATAGTTGGGAACTAGGTCTACAATTTGATCATCTTATTCCATTAAGCAAAGGCGGTTCAGATACCTTGGAGAACATACGTCCATCTCACGCACTTTGTAATATGAGAAAGAGAAATAATTGACAACAATCACGGCACTTGAAGGTATTGATTACGCTGTTCTAGTAGCTGACTCACAGATTACCGAGGACAACCTAGTAACTCTTGCCACGAGTACGCCGAAGATTCTTGAGGTGGGTAAGTATCTCATCGGTATATCAGGTGACACTAGACCTGGTGACATCCTTGCCTACAACTGGAAGCCACCTGTTTACAAGGGTGAAGACCCAGCACAATTTATGGGTAAGAAGATTATCCCAAGTATTCTCACAGCATTTAACGACAACAACTACGACTACAACAAGGTGGACAAAGATGGTGGCTTCGATTATCTCATTGCTTTTAACGGCAATATCTTTCGTATTGCTTGTGATCTCTCTTTTTTCCAAGCAAATCACGGAGCGTATGGCATTGGTAGTGGGGGTCAGCTTGCTCTTGGCTACCTGTATTCAATTGTCAAACCTGATATGGAGTTAGCCTACGCAAAGAGACACGCCCGTAAAGCAGTAGAGATTGCTTCGGTACTTGACGCGAATACTGGTAAGCCTTTACAGTTAGTAGTACAAGAACGACTATAGGAGGAAGCAATGAATACACAAGCAGACCGTTGGTTGAGAACAGAAGAGGCAGCAGATTATTTATCTGTAAGCATTGGATTTTTGTACAACCGTGCAACAGAAATTGGAATACCACGTGCGAAACTAGGTAAAGGGTATCGTTATCGAATTTCAGATCTTGACGCTTGGATGTTGGGTAAGTCAGAGGAATTGTAATGGAGTTTAATACTTATGACTATGTTAAGCCAGAGTTTAAGGAAGTTATAGCCACAAGTGAATACGCTGCACAACACTTTCATAGAATGGGTTGGATGTGGGGCAGATTAGAAGTAATGAGAGAGCAACAAACTTGGGGCGCTCTTAGAGAACAGCGTGTTGAAAAAGAATTACGTGAGAAGATTGCCAAGGAAATTGAATCTAAGCGAGCTAAGTATTTAGATTTAGCAAGCAACAAAGAGTCAGAGGACTACCAGTTTTATTTAGGTTTATGCAATGGTATGAACTATGCAAAGGTGATTGTGGAGAACCCTAAGAATGACTGACCCGAAAGAACTATTACTTACTGCACTACGTGCAGGGGACGCGAAGCGTTCACGATCTACACAAGTACAGATTGGTCCATCAGAGGTAGGTGGCTGTCGCCGTAAGGTGTGGTACCGACTTAACGATCAACCTGAAACTAATGACAATGAACTAAAGCTCGCTGCGATTATGGGTACTGCTATCCACGCAGAGATTGAACGAGCACTAGCAGATAATCCAGATGTGCTGATTGAAACCGAAGTTGAATACAACGGAATGAAAGCACACATTGACTGTTTCGTACCTAGTACTGGTGATGTGATTGACTGGAAGACAAGCAAGGTCCGGAACCTTTCTTACTTTCCAACCAATCAGCAACGGTGGCAGGTACAGCTATACGGCTACCTCCTAGCTAACAACGGCTATGCGGTCAACCGAGTGTCACTGGTAGCAATTGCCAGGGACGGGGACGAACGCGATGTCAAGGTGCATACTGAAGACTACGATGAGTCCATTGCACTAGAAGCACTCGGTTGGCTAGCGGCTGTTAAGGAAGCAAAGGAAGCACCAGCACCAGAGAAAGATGCAAGCTATTGTCAGCACTACTGCAAGTTCTATGACGCATCAGGCGAGATGGGATGCGTTGGTCTAAAAAAAGAACGTACGTCAGTCAGTGAGGTAATCATTGCTGACGAAGATATTGACAAGAACGCATTGTTATATCTACAGTTAGCAGCACAGATCAAAGAGTTAGAAACACAACAGGATTCTTTGAAGGCATCCTTTGAAGGATTACTGGGTACTACTAATTCAGGTATCGAAGTAAGTTGGACAACTGTTAAAGGGCGCGAGTCAGTTGACAGTGAGCAGGTAGAAAAACTATTAGGGTTTGTCCCTAAGAAGGTAGGAGCTGAAAGCCAGCGACTATCAATCAAGCAAAGTGGAGGCAAGTAAATGGCTACAGAAGGAACAAAGTTCCAAATCAATTACAAGTTAAATGATGGAACACTTATCAATCTTTACGCAGCAACAGTTACAGAACTAGAGTCAGGTCTTGCAGATCTTGCAATGAACGCAATGAACATCCGTGCAACTGGAGCAGAACTATCAGGTGGTCAAGCAGCACCAGCAGCAGCACCAACAGTTGCAGCAGTAGCGCAGCAGTTCAATGCAACACCAGTAGCTGCACCTGCACCATCAGGTGGTGCTAATACTTGCCGTCACGGTGCAATGACACTACGTTCAGGTGTAGGACAAAAGGGTCCGTGGTCAGGTTATATGTGTGCAGCACCCAAGGGTGCGCCAGATAAGTGCGACACTATCTGGGTTCGATAACTAATGCGGGAGCCAAGTCAATACGAAGCTCCTAGTTGTGCAACAATCGGTGGCGACTTCTGGTTCCCCGATAATGAATCTGGTATTCCTGGCGCATCTACGGTTGATGCTAACTTTGCAAAGAAGATTTGCAATAGGTGTCCTCATCGTAGAGAGTGCGCTGAATGGGGTATTAAGAACGAGGCTCACGGTATCTGGGGCGGTCTGACGATTAGAGATCGTCAACGCATCAGACGTGAGCGTGGAATCAAAATCTATCAGGAGGACGACGTTGCTTAATCTTTCCCGCGCTTGGAGTGGAGTGCTTACCAAAGCAACACCGCTACCTGATGTGTGGAATGGGTTAGCAGTAAAGGGTATTAAGTTTCGCAGAGGCCAGGTATGTATGGTAGCTGCTGCACCTAATGCTGGTAAGTCTATGTTCTCCCTGATCTATGCAATCAAAGCCAAGGTTCCTACACTTTTCTTCTCCGCAGATACTGATACCACTACTGTAATGATGAGGTCTGTATCGCATCTATCTGGTCACTCACAAGTGACAGTCGAAGCAAACCTGTCTAACGATAGTAAGTATTACAATGCACACTTAGACAAACTTTCACACATCAAGTGGGTCTTTGATTCATCTCCAAACATTGACGACTTGGAGTTAGAGATCAGGGCCTACGTTGAACTCTATGGACATCCACCTGAGTTGATAGTCATTGATAACTTAATGAATGTCACCGCTGAGACGGACAACGAATGGGCAGGACTAAGAGCAATTATGATGGAGCTACACGATATGGCACGCAAGACTGAGGCCTGTGTGATGGTGCTCCACCACGTATCAGAACAGTCAGAGTATGGGTCACCTAGTAACCCACCTCATCGCAGAGCAATTCACGGAAAGGTCAGTCAGTTACCTGCACTGATACTTACACTGGGCTATGACCCATCGCAAGGAATGTTAAAGGTAGCACCGGTGAAGAACCGTTTTGGAGAACACACTGCTGATGGAAGCAATTATGCACAGCTACTGGTAAACTACGCAGCAGTACAGATCTCAGATCAAAATGAGTTCGGTTGGATGTTAAGAAGAGATACGATTGCAGGATACCAAGGAGGATATAATGTCTGAACAACAGTTATCAAATAAGTACCGAGATAATCTAAAGGTAGATGCACTACGTGCAGATGTTGATGCACTTAAGGTAGACCTAACCAACTTCGTTGGTGCCTTACTGCAATCTGGTATTGTCGAATTAGTCAAAGACGAAGAAGGCAACATCGTCTATAAGATCAACAAGGTTGTATTGGTAGATGAGTCAGTACAACAAGACTAAAGGTTCTCAGTTTGAGACAGATGTAATGAAGTGGTTACGCGGTAAAGGTGTAACTGCAGAGCGTTTGTCTAAAGCTGGGGCAAAGGATGAGGGCGATATCGTTACTGTTATCGCGGGAGAAACCTATATCCTTGAACTCAAGAACAGGCAGACGCTTACCCTGCCGGAGTTCTGGAGAGAAGCACAAGTTGAGGCGCTTAACTATGCAAAGGCAAGAGGTCTTGGGGAAGTCCCTCTGTCTTATGTAATAGTTAAGCGTCGCAACGCATCAATAGATCAGGCTTGGGTAATCCAAGACTTAACTCAATGGTTAAAGGAGAAACAATAATGCCAGTTCCAGAAGGTAACATCACAACATCAGACATACTTGTACCAGTAGTAGAGGAAGTAGTTGAAGTTTCAACTACAGAGGAAGAGAACACAGATGGCAAAGTGGAAGAGTAAAGCAACAGGTTCTGTCTATGATGCTTACGATACTTTTAACACCCATTCATCTGATTCAGAATATTTAGTAGCAATCTTTGCTGAAGGTGAAGATTGGGAAACGAAAAGACCTAGAGCACGTCTGAAGTATTTAGACCTTGTAGAATCTTTTGAGAAGGTGGAAGAATGATCTGTCAGAATTGTCTTAAAGCTGGAGCAGAGAACAGAGACAACCACTTCAAGCGTGCCACTGCGTGGCACAACAAGTGCGACTTTAAGGGGTGTGTATGCCAGCACAAGATTGGTCCAGGGTACGTAAAGCGGGACGGTTCAAAGGTGCCGTTGATGCAAACTCAATCCCCATAGGGGCAATCGTTTCCCACTATGGAGGTGAAGTACGTGAAGGCAAGAGTGCTTCGGTTCGTTGCTGTTTACATAGTGACAGTAGACGTTCAGCAGTTATCAATACTTATGACAATTTATATTTCTGCCATACCTGCGGTAAGGGTGGCAACGCAGCTAACTTAGTGTGCATACTAGAGAACTTGGAGTTTAACGATGGCCTCAAACGTGCAGTCGAAATTGCTGCTGGAAGCGGCGCAACAATACGCACAGGCAATAAGTCCAGAGGCTCTAGCCGTACTCGAAGGACGTGGGATCTCTGAAGAGACAGCAGGACTGTTTCAGTTAGGGACTATTACCAATCCAATCAATGGTCACGAGATGTATGAAGGGTGGCTATCCATCCCATACATCACAGCATCCGGTGGTTGTGTTGGCTTTAAGTTTAGAAGATTAGATGATGCCAAGCCTAAGTATGGTTCACCTACTGGGCAGAAGGCACACCTGTATAACGTATGTGACATCACCGTTGACTCACCTTACATCGTTGTATGTGAAGGTGAACTAGATGCGATAGTTACTAGTGGTGAGCTTGGTATCCCAGCAGTGGGTGTGCCAGGTGTAGCTGCGTGGAAGCCACACTTTCCAAAGCTATTTGCAGGATACGAAACTATCTATGTTGTTGGTGACAATGACATCAAAGAGGATGGGTCTAACCCAGGGGCAGAGTTTGCTAAGCGTGTGGCTAACGAGGTAATGAACTCACAGATTGTTACACTACCACCAGGTATGGACATCAATGATTACTACTTGGCTAATGGAATTGATGCTACGAGAAAGTTACTGATAGGGGAGTCGAATGTATGACGATGACAAGAAGCGAGTGGGACACGATGCTACAGACTTTGCAGCATTTGGGCTTCAAGATCCTTTCCGTGGATACGCAAAGCGAAACAATAACAATACGCCCGATACCAACACGTTCATAGCTAACGTATGGGAAGTCTTAGATGGTGCAGGTAACCTGCTCATCAAGAAGCACAAGGACTACGGCCCAACCAACATTAGTCTGTCCCCTGGTGGACCGCTCAATGGATTGCGTGTGCGTATGCACGACAAGACTGCACGCATCAACCACTTGATTGATAGCGGTGCAACACCAGAGAACGAATCATTACGAGATAGCTTCATTGATCTACTGAACTACAGTGCTATCGCACTGATGGTCTTAGATGGTAAGTGGCCTCGTGACTGAACTACACCCAGTAATCTATGACCTAGTACCTAGTGTAGCTAACACTATTCATCGTAGGTATAACAAGCACGTTGAGAAGGATGACATCAAGCAAGAGTTGATGGCGTGGGCTATGACTAGGGTAGAAGATCACATCATTGATCTAATGGAACCTAACGAAGAGCGACGCAGACACAACGAGCAACGCATTGCTTGGCAGATGAAGCGTGCAGGAGAACGCTATGCTCGCAAAGAGAAGGCGGCTAAGTCTGGCTATCAGACTAATGATGAAGCCTACTACGAGTCAGCTACACTTGGTCAGTTGCTACCCTTTGTTATTGCATCAGTCATAGATGGCACAGTATTAGAGCAAGCACAAGAGATGATTAGAGATGGGCAACCTAAAGGTTCATCATCTCCAGCAGAAGGTGGCAACCTACTTGCTAACCTCATTGATATCAAAAAAGGTTTTCTTAAGTTAGACCAAGAAGACCAAGCCCTCTTGCGTATGCGTCATCACGAGAGCTTTACCCTGCAACAGATAGCACAGGTATTAGAGTGTGCTATCTCTACCGCAGATCGTAGATGTTCTCAGGCACTTCGTAGGTTACAGGATAATCTTGGCGGGGTTAGTCCCTGGCAATGAACGAAGAGTTATTATTTACCTTCTTGCGTGAGAGTTTGTACCCAGATTTAGTAAAGTCTGAGGGCATCTTTGATGCCTATGATTGTATCTCTAGGCAAGCAGGTCACTACATAGAGTTAAAGTGCAGGGCTACTCACTATCCCACGCTACTGATTGAAGAGATGAAGTATCGCAAGCTCATCACCCAAGCAGCAGAGCGTGACCTTGTTCCCTTCTACATCAACTCCACACCTGCCGGTATCTTCTCTTTCGACCTATTAGATTTACCGGAACCAGTATGGTTTAATCATCAGATGCCAGCGACCACTGAGTTTGACAGGGTTGAGAAGGTTGAGAAGTTAGTAGGTTATCTACCCATAGAGGAAGCGGTGCAGCTCTAATGCAGTACGACTATCGTTGCCCTGATTGCAACAGTGAATTAACTATTGAACGCAGTATCCACGAGGACCCACGCGAACCCTCTTGCTTTGATTGCCACGTCCCAATGATACGTAAGTGGGACTCGCCCGCTATCACCTTCAAGGGTAAAGGGTTTTACTCTACTGGTGGATAGTGTATGCTTTAACTCTCGGCAAGCAACCGCTTGTAGAGTGCTAGCAAAAACCCCACCGGTTCTGCCGATGGGGTTTTTGTTTGGCTAAGGAAAAGGGTTAGGAAACCTTAGCCACATCTACTATGTTCTGTACTATCCACTCTACCACAGGCACAGCTACAGCATTACCCATCTGCTTATACCTGGTTGAGTCTGATTGTCCAGCAGTCCAATCATCAGGGAAACCCTGCAATCTTTCACACTCTACTGGAGTTAAGCGGCGCACACCGCTTTGATCTGAAAGCATTGACACGTTGTTTCCTCCCGTACCCATACGTGATGTAAGGGTATTCATAGTCTTGTCTTGTACTCGTGCTCCATCGTGGTAGTGAGGGTGAAAGACAATGACAGTCGTTCGCACATCACCATTATCAAATGCGTTAAGCGTTGGCATTACTCCTCCTTCAATCCAAGTCTCGTAGTCATCCACATTCTGTGCTCGCCTACTCTTTGTGAACCACAAGGTTCTCACTTCCTCCACCTAGATCGCCACCATTGGCACGCAAAGTGCCGACTCCTTCTGTGTATCCACCAAAGGATGATGAAGTTACAACGACATTATCTTCTGGTCTTTTGTATGTTGTAGCTGTAAGTGTTGTTACTCCTGGTGAGTACTTGGCAAAGCCTGTTTGACCAAAGCTTTCTTGAGTACTTCTGGTAGTTCCTTGCCCCGCTTGCTTGCTCTGCGTAAGATCCCTTCGCAAGCCTTCTGACTTAAAGAGTATTTCGGCAACGCTTGAGTTAGGAGTACGTCTGCCAACGATGAAGACTCTACGCCTGCGCTGGGGTACTCCGAAGTGTTGAGCATCAAGCACCCTCCATCCAACAGAATACCCGAGGTCTGCCATCGTCCCGATGACGACTCCAAAATCTTTTCCTTCGTTACTGGATAGCAAACCAGGGACGTTTTCGATGATGAAGTATTCTGTTTGCGTTTCTTCCACAAGTCTTGCAATCTCCCAGAATAACCCGCTTCGTTCGCCAGCAAGACCAGCTCTTTTGCCAGCAACGCTGAGGTCTTGGCAGGGAAATCCTCCTGTAATAATTCCTGTGCTTGGTGTAAATCCTGCATTGATTAGATCCTCTCCCTTTATTGTAGTTACATCTGTAAATTGTGTAGCGTCAGGAAAATGCTGCGCCAATACCTGGTTGCAGTTCTTATCTATCTCAACCGAGGCTACTACCTTTACTCCTTGTCGTTGCATAGCTAAGTCAAAGCCACCAACACCTGCGAATAAACTAACTCCGGTCAGCATCAGTACCACCCTCGTCTATCGGAGTGGCTAAGAGCGCGACACGCACTCCCTCCATAGCGGTGACCAATGTATCGTATGCCGTGAAGGATTTGAAGTTCAGGCTGTCCACTACGCTCTCTAAGGAGTTGAGCAATTCCAAAAGCCGAGCTTCTTGGTTTGCCCGAAGCGTCTCTTGGGCGAGCAAGGTGGTCGAAGCGGGATTCACGGGTCCATAAGGTGACGAGACATTGAACTTGGTTGTCGTTGTAACCGAGTGCTTTTGCGAAACTAACTGTAAGTGCCTTGTTTTCACGCTTCTCCTCCATTGTTGCCTTCGTTCTCTCCTGCATTACTGGAGTATGCAAGATCGTCTGCACCTGTGGCTCGTGTGTGTACGCCCACCCTAAGAACAGTAGTGCCGTCAATACTAATCCACTTTTTGCCTTGTAGCTCATCTTGTTTCTTCTCCATTTCGAGCAGTTGCTTATAGGTATCAGGGTATAGATGAGCAAGGCGAGCCAAAGCTCTGTCTCTTGCCCTTCTGTAGTTTCTATCTCTTACCGCCTTGCGGCTGGCAGTTTCCATCCTTCTCTTGACCTCATCAGTCATTAAGTTTGTCCTCCCACACTATAAGTACATAGGCTACCACCATTACTATCACTATCCCTAACGCTAAGCTCATCTGCCTATCTCCCTTGCCCGTTGAATAATCTCTGTTATGTCTATCGTCTGCCCTACCAGGTGAGCATCTTCCTCATCACTATCCCACGCACTCACCAACAGACGTGCATTATCGGGTGCAAGAGTTAGCCATTGCATAGCCTGTTCAGCATTAGCCCCGCCCCACTCTGCTCTCCCGCTATCGTCTACTACCTCGTACAAGAGGATCAACTCAGACTTACGCGGGTGTATGGTATAGATATTGCTTGCTTCTTTCTCTAATTTTCTTTTCATATCAGCAACCTGTTCTGCTATGTAGTTACTCACTCTTGTCCACCTCCACCCATACAAAGCCCTCGGTATCCTTGCTCAGCTCACCTAATATGGTGAACCAACGTTCATTTAATTCTACTGTTACTTGATACTTACTCATCATCATCCCCTTCTGCCTTTGCGTCCGTCTCTCCATCCTTGATGCACTCACCACAGACGTGCCATTGTCCGTTATCTTCTAGCCAAATGAAGTCAGCTACACCTTCACAAAACTTACACTCATTCATTCTCATCCTCCTCAAATCCAAATAGTTGTGAGAGCGCACTATTGGCACGCTTGAGGTTCTTGATAGCCTCTGCTATCTCCTCCTCTTTGAGATTCTTCTCAGCCTGGTTTATGCACAGGTCAAACTTAGCTTCTAAGTATTCTTTGTTCATTATTCTCCCTCTCCCTCTAAGTTTTCCCGTGTTTCCTCTAGTATTGTGTAAAGCAATTCATAATCCAGTTCTGCTTTTTGGTTTTCTAGTTCTTGCACCTGTTGGTGCAGGCTATTTACCTTTTCCGATAGTTTCATTTACTCTCCCCTTTCGCTTGGTAAACAAACAACGCACCAGGTTGTGTCGTTGCCCTCTTTCACAATCTGCCCCTCCACATTTGCCCACACTATGTCGTCAGGATCTAACTGGTCACCGCATCGAAAGCACTTGACCGCTTCCTCATACTCTCCCGCATAAAATACGGGGTCATTCAGCTCGGGTTCGTATCCCATTACTTGTCCTCACAATCTAGTAAATCCTCACACCACTCCCAGCCGCTACCGGTCCATAGAAGATGGCTCGCCACCTCCCATAGCCCCCACATAGCCAGCCCGATTAGAATCCCAGCCACAAGCCAACCTTTAGGCGTCAAGTATTGCATCTTCTACCCTTTCACATTCGTGTGTTTTGTTAAGGAATTGTTCAAGCGTTAGCATCTGCCAGCATTTAGCGCAGAACCCGACCTCTTTCTCCATTTGCATCATTCCTCCTCCTTGTCTATGTCTGAGCCGTAAAACTCCACCGAATACTCAACATCTTCACCCTCAAGAGTTACGGGTTCCTCAACTTGTGCGATTACTTGTAGTTGTAAGGCGCCAGCCTCCTCCTCAGTCAGCTCGCGGTCTGTATAGAATGACACCGCTAAGGCGTATTTGGTTCTCATAATCCGTGTTCCTGTTCTACTTCTAGTAACTCAGTAATAAAGCGGGTTACGTCTTGGGGGCGGTTAGCGTACTCAGTAAGCGCCTCGCCTAGTTTGCTGAGTTCTACATAACCAAGTTCGAAACTAGGGCGCTCCCAATTTGCAAGAGGCGCCTCATCCCCATCCATCTCCTCGGTGTATCCGATAAGATCCAAGAACTTACGGAACGGGCTGAAATTGTTGTAATTGCTGCTCCAATGGTACAACTCACCAACATTCTCGGCATAAGTAGGACAAGCCTCACTTAACCAAGAAAGGGCGCCCTCCTCGCGTAGTGAGTCATCATTCTTGGCACAATCGGTGCATCCGCTTGTGCGGTCTCCCGCGTGAATTGTTGTCATTTATTTAGCCTCCTGTAGTTGCTTGATGTAAACCTTGTATTGTCCTAATTGGAATTGCAAACCCTTGATTGTTGCATTTGATTGGCGTCCAATTATTCTTGGATTAAATGATGCCCAAGAAAGAACATCGGTGAGATGTAAACCTTTTTCATCTTGCATAATCGCGTAACGATTGTCCAACATTAAAAAGTTATTCTCAAAATACTTTTCATCTATATTCATTTCTGCTGCTAGTTCCTTGAGTGTCTTCTTCATTTCTAACCCTTTCTAAAATCAGCTCGTGATTGAGTTGATGAGAAAAGAATACAGGAGCCTCCCCTATTCTGCAACAACACAACACCAAAACAGGTAACGATTTGGTAACGCTTTCTGCTGGCAACCGGTAGACATTTGCCTGGCATTTGTCAAGGCATCAGCTGTAAGTTACTCGACGAGCTGACCTGGTAACTTGGGATCTTCCTGAGAATGTCGGCGATGTTGTGGCTGCTGGTCTGTCTGTCCTCGTTGTTAGGACATTGTTAAATTGTAAAAGGTTATGGGGTATAGCGTGCCGAGGGTACAGTCGGCCCCACCTTTTTTTCTATAAAGTTATCCACAGGTTTATCCACAGGCAGGGCAGGGGGTGGGGGCTGACCAGTCTGACCGCAAACGACTACCCCCCGTTGCTGAATACTACTGACTGTATCCGTATACTCCCCAACAAAAAATATTTGCTAAAGTGAAAGCTGATCTGGCCTCTGACCTGCGGTTTTAGTACTGTGATGTAACTCACATTAGGAAAGCGAGAAATCCAGTCCTTTTCCTGCCTTATATATAGTAGGGGAGTAAAACGGGGAGAGTATGTTTTACGACCCTTGGTTGGCCTCTAGCGAGGCCCCTAGGCCGAGTACTGACTTACCCCTCACTTCGCTGTAGCTCGCTCGGGCGTTAAGCCCGAACTGCCCAGTACTTTTAGTGGGGATAGCTCTATCTCTAATAGGAAGATCATACTCAACCTAGTATAAGGAATCTCTGATTCCGGCCCGAGGCCTTCGCGCCTCGTATAAAAGAAATGAGCATCCGCGCCGATGATACGCAACTATACCGAAGAAGAGTTATATCTCCAGGCTACCTCCAGTAGAAAATTCTGGAAGCAGTACAAGCAAGAGCGAGAGTCCCGTCGCTTAGAAATGCGCCGCCAGATCGCGGCGGCAATTCTAGTAGAAGAGATGAGACGGGAAAACAGTGGCCGATAACAGCGCCGACATCGCCAAGAGAATTATCCTTGGTTGTGTAGCAGAGGGTATGACCATCGAACAGGCTTGTGCCTCAGCTGGTAAATCCATTAAGACCTACGAGTACTACCGACGTACCGATAAAGTTTTTACAGACAAGGTTGACCGAACACGGCTAGGCCTGAAGGACAAGTCCTTTGCCTCCGGTGATGTTCACGACTTAACCTTTGCCGAGTTCCGCCAGAAGTTCCTGCACTCTAAGACCTTCCCACACCAGCAAAACCTGGTAGATATGATCGAGGGCCGCGAACCTGGTTGGCTACACCCTTCTATGAAGTATGAGCCAGGGCTTGCTAGTAATAGAATCCTGATTAACATTCCGCCCAACCACGCCAAGTCAATTACGATCACCGTTGACTATGTAACGTGGCAGGTAGTGCGTAACCCCAACTTTAGAGTTTTGATTGTTTCCCAAACCCAGCAGTTAGCTGCCGACTTTCTCTACGCCATCAAGCAACGCCTGACTCATCCGATGTATGAATCACTCCAACAGGCTTACGCTGCTGGCGTAGGGTTTAACTCTAAGTCAGCTTCGTGGCAGGCAACCCGCGTCACCTTTGGTTCCGAGCTACGTGAGTCTAGCGAAAAAGACCCAAACATCGAAGCCATTGGTATCGGTGGTCAGATCTACGGTAAGCGTGCAGATATGATTATCGTAGATGACGCTGTTACCTTAAAGAACGCTAACGAGTTTGAGAAGCAAATCCGCTGGTTGACCCAGGACGTACGCTCTCGTTTGAACCCTACGGGCAAACTTGTAGTTATTGGTACTAGAGTTTCTGCAATGGACCTATACCGCGAGCTACGCAACGAAGACCGCTACCCTGGTGGACTGGTCCCGTGGAAGTACTTGGCAATGCCAGCACTTTTGACTACGCACGAAGACCCTGAGAAATGGGAAACTCTCTGGCCAGCAAGTGATGCTCCCTTTGATGGTCAGATGGAATCTGACAAGAACGAAGACGGCCTCTACCCTAGATGGAATGGTCGCAATCTTTACAATGAACGCCAAGCTATGGATGCAAGTACCTGGGCTTTGGTGTATCAACAACAAGATATCTCAGATGATGCCATCTTTGATCCAGTATGTGTGCGAGGTTCTATAGATGGTATGCGTAAAGCAGGTCGCTTGGTTCCTGGTAACCCAGGCCATCCGCGTGATGTTAATGGCTTTTCTTTTATTTGTGGTCTTGATCCCGCTATGGTTGGTGATACAGCCGTCGTTTGTTACGCTGTTGATAGGGCTACACATAAACGCTATATCGTTGATGCTATTAAGATCACTAGGCCAACGCCTGCTGCGATACGCCAGCTAATCTTTGACTGGACTTCCCTGTACCAGCCCAGTGAGTGGATAGTAGAAAAAAATGCTTTTCAATCATTCCTTACGCAAGATGAGGGCATCCGCCAAAACCTTGCCTCACGGGGTGTGTTACTGCGAGAACACCATACTGGAACCAATAAGTGGGACTCCGGTTTCGGTGTTGCTTCTATGTCCACCTTGTTCGGAACGAAACAACACGACGGAAAGCACCACCGCGACAACCTTATTCATTTACCTAGTGACCAAACTGAAAACATCAAAGCGCTTATCGAGCAATTGATTACGTGGTCACCTACTACTAAAGGCAAAACCGATATGGTGATGGCCTTGTGGTTCTGTGAGATCCGAGCACGCGAGATGCTCAACCAAGGTATGCACAAGACCCACCACTTAAAAAATCCATTCCTGTCTCGTTACGAACAGGGCAAACGAACAGTTATCAACATAGATGAACTGCTCGCAGAAAAAGACCGTACGTTCATCTAACAAGGAGATAACAATGGCATCACTAAGAGACAAAGTTGCAGCAGCAAAGACTAAGGCAAGAAAAGATGTTACTGGCTACGATGCTGGTGATACAGTAATGCGAAATGCAAAGACAGCAAAGATAGATCTCACCACTAAAGAATTTAAGGCTGCTAAGAAAGTTCTTGAACCACGTATGGCATTAGATCGCAAGAAGACTGCAGCACGTGCCGTTGCTATTGAAAAGCGCGAAGCAAAGAAGGTTGCAGCAAAGCGTGCAGCAGCAGCTATTGGTAACTCTCCAGCAACAAAGAAGAAGTCATCAATGGCCAAGAAGGCAGGTAAGAAATAATGCCAGGAGCAATGAAGAAGCCAGTAGTAAAGGCAACACCTAAGCCAACGAAGTCACCTGCTAAAACAATGACTCCACAAGACAAGGCAATGCTAAACATTCTTAGAAAGAAATACGGCAAAGACGTATACAAAGGGTAAGGACCTCAATTGTTATCAGTTAAAGAAGTTGACGCTAAGCTAGCACGCTTACGTACTCGCTCATCAGCGCGAGATCAACGTATGCGTGATGTGCTCTCGGTGCGTCAGGGAGATATCTCTAAGGTATACCCTGCAATGTTTTCAGAGG